ACTATGATATTGAATCAGCGCAAGGAATGTATAGCGGATTTAAAGGGTTGGATCAGCATATCTATAAATTCGTAATGGGGACATTATGTATCATTACGGGAGTAAGCGGAAATGGTAAGTCAGTTTTAGTTAATCAGATGTGTATTTGTGAGCCACTAAATCAAGGATATGATGCTTTTATATTTAGTGGCGAACTATCTCATCCTCAATTAAAAAATTGGATCGAACTGGTTATGTCTGGAACTGAATGTATACAAGTCAAAGATCAACATATTAAAAAAATTGATAAATCTTGTTTAAACCCATTGCGAAAATGGTACAACAATAGGGTTTGGGTTTATGACAATGACATCGACTTTAGTGCAGAAGCCATATTAGAAAAAATGGAAGAGCTTGCTCGCAAAAAAGGAGTAAAAGTTTTCACAATAGATAATTTAATGACGGTTGACTTAGGTTGTACAACTGATAATATTTACCAAAAACAAAAGGAATTCGCTAGAAAATTAGTAAATTTTGCAAATAAATTTAACGTGATGGTATTTTTAGTTGCTCATCCTAAAAAATTTGAAGCAACAAGAAGAATTACAAAATTAGACATAAGTGGATCATCAGATTTAATGAATTTAGCTCATTATATTATCAGTGTACATAGATATAGCAAATCTGAAAAAGAAGGTGTAAGAAACTGGAAAACTGATGAATATAATAAAGGACAAGAGCCTAAAGATCACGATGTTGTGATTGACCTTCATAAAAACAGAATTACATCCAGTCAAGACAAAGAGGTCGAACTTTATTTTGATATCCCCTCATTTAGATTCTGGAGCGATACAAATGAATTATATAAAAGATACAAATGGAATACAGATACGTCCCCTTTGCCAACCAAAAACCCAAGAGAACAAAGAGCACCAGATTTTATGATGCAGAAAGGAGCTTAATGATATATCAAAATTACCATAGACACAGTATGTATTCAAATATGAGAATTTCTGATTGTGTTGTTTCAAATGAGGAATACGCAGTCAGAGCAAAAGAATTGGGACATAGTATAATTTCTAGTTGTGAACATTATACCCAAGGAAGATATATAGAAGCCCATGAATTGGCTATAAAATATGATTTGAAATTTTTATTTGTTGCAGAAGCAGGGTGGGTAAAAGATAGATTTGAAAAAGACAGATCAAATTGTCATATTATATTGGCTGCCAAAAATGAAAATGGGAGACAGGCAATCAATGATATTTTATCCGAAGCAAATATAACAGGGTATTATTATCAACCTCGTGTTGATATTCCTTTAATTTTATCTCTACCTCCTAATGATGTATGGATCACAAGCGCATGCGTGGCAGGATGGAAATATGAAGATGCTGATGAAATAATGCTTAAATTTGCAGAACACTTCGGGAATAATTTTTATTTAGAGGTTCAGAATCATAATACGGATAAACAAAAAGAATTAAATAAACGGATCATTAATTTATCAAATAAACATAATATTCCAATTATCTTTGGATGCGATAGTCACTATATTTATGAGGAGCAAGCTCAAGAACGTACTGATTTTTTAAATTCAAAAGGAATATTTTATGAAGATGAAGAAGGATGGTTCTTAAATTATCCAACGGGGGATGAAGCATACCAGAGATTCAAAGATCAAGGAGTCTTAACCGATTCTCAAATTAAAGAAGCGATGAATAATACAAATGTTTTTTTAGAAGTTGAAAAATATGATAACCCTATTTTTACAAAAGATATAAAAATGCCGACTCTTTATCCCGATAAAACAAAAGAAGAAAAGGATCAAATGCTAAGAGAATTAGTTGCTGAACTTTGGGAGGAAGAAAAGAAGAATATCCCAGAAGACCGTTGGGTTCTTACTGAAGAAGAGATTCAAAAGGAATTACAGGTTATTATAGATGTAAATCATTCAGATTATTTCTTGCTTGATTATTATCTAATAAAAGAATCTATAAAAAATGGAGGGAAACTTACAAAATCAGGGCGTGGAAGTTGTATCAGCTTCAGAATTAATAAAACACTAGGATTTACAACAGTAGATAGATTATTTTCTCCTGTTAAAATGTTCCCTGAACGATTCATATCGAAGACTAGGATACTAGAGACTGGGAGTTTAGTTGATATTGATATTAATGCAGGAAATCCTGAAGTGTTTGAATTAACACAAAAGCAACTACTTGGAGATGACCATGCTTTTCCAATGATAGCTTACGGAAGCCTTAAACCAAAAGCAGCTTGGAAAATGTATGCAAGAAGTCAAAATGTAGATTTTGATATATCTAATGAAATTTCAAAGCAAATAGAAAAATATGACAAAGCTTTGAAATTTTCTAATTCGGAAGATGATAAAGACTTAATGGATGTTTATGATTATATTGATCCAAAATATCACGAAGAATTTGAACAGAGTGAAAAATATTTGGGAGTTATTGATTCAGTTTCGGTTCATCCTTGCGCTAGTATTTTATACAATGGCAGCATACGAAAAGAAATAGGATTAATCATGCTAAAAGCAAAAGGAGGAAAAAAAGAATATGTAGCCTCCATAATTGACGGGAAATGGGCTGAAAATTATAAGATGCTAAAAAATGATCTACTTAAAGTTTCAGTTGTAGATTTAATTTATAAAGTATTTGATAGAATCGGTATCGAAGCAATGGAATCCACTGAATTGATCAAACTATGTGAGAATGATCAAGAAGTATGGGATATTTATGAAAAAGGATTCACTTTAGGAATCAATCAAGTTTCTCAAAAAAGTACATCTGGGAGAGTAGCAAAATATAAACCTAAGAATATTTCAGAACTCACAGCATTTATTGCGAGTATCAGACCAGGGTTTAAAAGCATGTACAAAACGTTCGAAAGCAGAGAACCATTTACTTATGGAATAAAATCAATTGATGATTTAATTCAAACACAACAATTTCCTCAGTCTTTTATCCTGTATCAAGAAAATCAAATGGCGATACTGAATTTTTCAGGAATTCCTATGACAGAATGCTATGATATCATCAAGAATATTGCCAAGAAAAGAGTTGCGAAAGTTATCGCCTATAAGGACATTTTTCTCAAAGGATTCAAAGAAAAAATGATTAGTCTTGAAAATCTAGATGAAGAAAAAGCTATAAGCGTTTCTAATGACATTTGGCAAATTATCGAAGATAGTGCTTCATATTCGTTCAACGCTTGTATTTCCAAAGATACAAAAATATGGAGAGCAGGAAACAGAAATAAATTTGACCCGACTATCGAGGAAATGTATTTTATAATGAATGATAAAGAATATGCTCGTAAAACAGGTCATAGCCATTTATATGATAAATACAATAGGTATGGCTATGGGAATGCTCTTTCCATGTGTGAAGATGGAAGGATAAGAAAGAATACCATAAAAGATATCAGACAAGCAGGAGTTCGTAAAACATACGAAGTTACCACGAAATCTGGAGCGAGTATTATATGTACAGATAATCATAAATTTCCAACTACTAACGGGAAAGTAAAGCTTGAAGAATTAAAAATAGGAGATTTATTATATGTTAAGGGAAAATATGAAAAAAATAAAACAAAATATCTTCTTACAGACGGGAATTTTGAAAAAAACATCCCCAAAAAAGGTCAAATTGGATTCCAAAAAATGAAAGATGGCGCATATGTCCATTATCGAACAAAAAGAGAAAATTGCGTAAAAGCAAAAGAACCATGTGCCATTTGTGGGGAAGTTTATTCAGACAATATAAGATTCGAAGTTCATCACAAAGACGGAAATAGATTGAACAATGATTATGATAATTTACAATGGTTATGCGTTTCATGTCATAAAAAAGAACATTATAAAAAAGGACGTAGAAAAGCTTTTGAAAAAGGGATTCCGACATTCGAAGATCCAATAGTTTCCATTGAATATTCTGCAACAGAGATGACGTATGACATTGAGATGACTGCACCAAATCATAATTTCATATCTCAAAATGGATTAGTTACATCAAATTCTCATGCATACTGTGTTGCTATTGATTCCTTATATGGGGCATATCTTAAATCACATTTTCCACTTCAGTTCTATGAGATTTACCTACAACTCCTCGAAGAAAAAGGAGACAAAAATCTTATGGCAGAAGTTAGAAAAGAAGCCGAACGGGCATTCAAAGTCGGATTTCCACCATTTAAGTATAGACAAGATAACAGAAATATTGTAGCAGACTCTTCAAACAATCAGATAACAAATAGTTTGAAGTCGATTAAAGGGTTTAATAAAATCCTTGCCGATTTTCTATATACTATGAAAGATATCCAATTCGATTGTTTTGTAGATTTGCTTATCTATATAGCTGAGAACGGAACAATGGGAAAGAAAATTGAAGAACTCATTAAACTTCAATATTTTTCGGAATTTGGTCAAAATGGAAAACTTTTAGAAATATGCACTGAATTTTTAAGTGGTAAAAATCGCTATGGGAAAAAGTTAAAAGAAGCAACGAAAGAAAAGAGAGCTATTGCGTTACGAGAATTTGAACAATCACTTCCCAACTATCCAATTAAAGTTAAAGATCAGATAGACATTGAGCGAGAAAAGCTTGGCTACATCCAATGTAATTACCCTGAACTAGACAAAAGAAATTGTTACGTTATTGGCTTAAATACGACAAATGCTCCGAGAGTTCAAATTCACTGTTTAAAGACAGGAAAGGCAACCAGTGTTAAAATTAAACGGGCATTGTTTAAATTTAAAAAATTTGAAGAAGGAGACGTTATTTATTGTAGCCGATTCAAGGAGAAACCAGCGATAAAATACGTTGACGGAAAATTTGAAGAATCTGATACTGAAACTCAACTATGGGTTGAAAAATACGAGGTCGTAACGAAGGTATTTGATAAAAAACTACTTGACAATTAGGCGGATCTATGGTATAATAGCATTATTGAAAGTAAAAAGCGTGTTTTTAGTTGGGAGGCTATAAATAAACGCTTTTTATCAATAAAATCATGGACTTAAATGAAAGACTGATTTTATTGCAATTATAGCACTGTATATTGTGGTATTAAATATATACTATACAATATATGGTAGCTTGATTCTCATAAACATATAGGGAGAGTATATGAGTAAAAACAAGACAAATGTTGAAAAATTAGTTAAAAAGTTCCAAAAAAAGAAGTGGGTAATTGATTGTGGCGATCACAAATACGTAGAGCTACTTGCAGTTTTAAAAGTGATCAATGTAAAATGGATTGATGGAGAAGAAATTTCTGCTTCAGCTAATTCATCTCAAATGGACATATTGAAAGATTTATACTTCGAAATAGTTAAGAAAAGCCAAGTTATTTTTCAGCCAAAAGAATGTTATCCTGCATATCATTATCGAGTCTTCTCTTATGAGGAATTTCTTGAACTTGTGTCGGAAGCAATTGATAAAGACCATAAACGTAAAGGTGTTCTGAATGAATAGCCTTTATGAAATTCTTACAGGTATTCAATCTACGTCTAGCAAATTAGAAAAGCAAAAAATCCTCGAACAAAACAAGCAAAATATCTTACTTTGTGACACACTGCAGTTTGTGTATAATCCACAAATTCTTTCAGGATTGTCTACAAAGAAAATTAAAAAAGTCATTCGACTTCCTCCAAATAATTATTTACTTACACTCCAAGATTGTTACACTTATTTAGTGGTCAACAACACTGGAACAGATCAAGATATTTCTAATATCCAAACATTCCTAAATTCATTAAATCCAAAATATCAAATAATGTGCGAAAATATTCTAAAAAAATCGCTTAAACTCGGTTGTGATTCTAAAACAATCAATAAGGCTTTCCTTATAGAGTTTATTAAAACACACGATGTACAACAAGCATATCCACTTGAAAA